ATGGCATATGTTAAGAAGGAAACAAGAGCCGGAAACAGAATAATAGTTGAGAAGTATTATACTTCAAGATACGGAAGCAAGGGCAAATGCACACGCAGTCAGAATTACGGTTCCACTCCTGAAAATATGGCAGCAAGAAATGCCCGTTATGCTTATATGAAAGCGGATAATATATTCAATGAAAATTTCAGCATGGGTGATCTAACGCTTACGCTTACCTTTGCCAAGGACAAGCGCCCGAAAAATATGAGTGAAATGAAGGCTATCTGGAGCAAATACATTAAACAGGTGCGCGCTGCATACAAAAAAGCCGGTGTTGTTCTTAAATGGCAGAAAGGAATTGACCCGAGCAAAAACAATCCGCATATACATATGGCATTAACTTCTATTGATATCAAGCTTTTGCCGAAATGGGAATACGGCGGTGTGCATATCAGACCTGTTGAGGACAGGGACAACCATACCTTCGGAAGCTATGCAAGGCAGCAGGGCACAGCGGATGAAGAGAATTCGAAAGAATTTCTGCCGGGCAAAGGCTTTAAATGTTATTCTCATTCCAGGAATTGTGTTATTCCCGAGCCTAAAATAACCGTTATATCCAATGACCATTGGAGTGACGAGCCGAAGGCGCCTGCAGGCTGGTATATTTTTGAAAAGCAGATTAATAACTGGGAGGATGAGGTGAACGGTTATAAGCATCAGAGCTATATTCTGTGCAAGCTGCCTGACAAAAAGAAGCGCAAATCGAAAAATAAAAAGAATTTATGCAGCAGGCAATAGAGGGGGCGGATTATGACAATTCAGAGATTGAAACAATATCAGAGTATAAAAAGGCAGCTTGAGATATTTGAAGCCGATTACGGAATTACATATATTGCCGGTGCTGATACAACCAAGCCTATTGTGCAATCAGGTAAAATCAGTAATTCAACTGCCGATATTGCAATAAAAAAGTATGAGCTTACTGCTGATTATCAAACAGAATATAATCGCCAGTACCGAGAATTGCGGGAGCTTATAAAATACATTCTTCATATTAAGGATGAAAAAGTTAAGGAAATTGCTATGCGTAAGTTTATGAAAGGGCAAACCTTTGCCGAAATAGGTGATATAATGAATTATGACCGTACTACAGTTTCAAAAAAGCTGAAAAACTATATTTCCCACAATTCCCATTAAAAGTATGATAGTATTATAATCAGCAAAGTGAATATCAAAGCGAGAGTAATTGTGCAGCAGGCAATTGCTCTTCTTTTGCTGAAAAAGCCAATAAAAGCCAATGTGTTACGTACACACGCAAGTATTAAATTCTGTAATTGAACTATTTTATAATAAAAGGGAGGGCTGTATTTGGCATTAACAAAAAAGCAAATTATGTTCTGCAAGGAATATGTTGCGGATTATAACGGGAAGCAAGCAGCAATCAGAGCCGGCTATAAGGAATCAAATGCAGCTTCTCAGGCAAGCAGGCTTTTGTGTGATTCCGAAATACTTGAATGCATAAAGGAGCATCAAAAATATTTGGTTAACAGCAGCTGCCTGACTGAAGAAAAGGTTATTAATCATCTGCAAGATGTGCTTGAACGCTGCTTATCCGCAAAGCCGGTTACGGAATGGGATTATTCCGAGCATGAAATGATTGAAACAGGGGATTGGACTTTTGACAGTAAGGGCGCACTTGAAGCCATTAAGCTGTTAGGTCAGCATTTGGGAATGTTCAGCAATAAAATTAAAATCAGTACAGATTCCGATGATACTTTAAAAGAAATGAAGGAGTATTTTGAACAACGAGAAAAAGAGGGTACTTGACCTTTTATATTATGAGCCGTATAAAATCGGGCATTTTGTAGGCTTTAAAGATTTAACGGTACTTCATAATGATTGGCTTCGGTCTTTTTTGTATTGCAAAGAGGACCAGACGCTGCTTGCACACCGAGGAAGCTATAAAACAACAGATTTATCTTTATTTCTATCATTGCATATTGTTATTGCCCCGAATGAAATTACGGATTTTTTCCGTAAAACAGATACGGATGTTAAGGAAGTAATTAAGCAAACGGGAAATATACTGAATTCAGGTTGTATACGGTATATGGTTAAAACCTTGTATGCCAAAGAATTGGAATTTATCAAATGCACCGATACGGAGATACACACCAATTTGTGCCAAAATATCAAAGGTGCATCTCAGCTTCTCGGACTTGGCATCGGAACATCCATAACCGGTAAGCATGCGGATGTTGTTGTTACGGATGATATTGTTAATCTGAAGGACAGAATCAGCCGTGCTGAGCGTGAGCGCACAAAAATTCAGTATATGGAGCTTCAAAACATAAAAAACAGAGGCGGCCGATTCATTAACACCGGCACACCGTGGCATAAGGAGGATGCAATAAGTATTATGCCGAATGTGCGGCGGTATGATTGTTATGAAACAGGCCTTATAACCAAAGCGCAGCTGCAGACTATTCGTTCATCCATGACGGATAGTCTTTTTGCTGCCAATTATGAGCTGAAGCATATTGCCGATGCAGATGCAATGTTTAAAAATCCGCAGTTTATTGCGGATGAAACATTGATTTATAACGGTATTGCTCATATTGATGCTGCGTATAACGGTTCGGACAGAACCGCTTTTACTGCAATAAAGAAAACGAGCAACGGTTATATTGCTTTCGGAAAGTGCTGGAATAAGCACGTTGATGATTGCATGGCGGAAATATATGTATATATGCAGCGCTTTAAGCTTGGCAGCGTAAGCTGTGAGGATAATGCCGATAAGGGTTATCTGAGGAAAGAGCTTTCTGCAGCAGGCCTGCAGGCTAAGGGATATCATGAAAGCATGAACAAATTTGTTAAAATTTCCACTTATTTAAAGCGGGCATGGGCTTCAATTTTATGGCTGGATGAAACAGATCCCGAATATATGAATGAAATACTTGATTATAACGAAAATGCGGCGCATGATGATTGCCCCGATTCGGCGGCAAGCCTTATCAGAAGTGCAGAGGAAAGAATAACATATCACAGTGTACAGGGAGGATTATAATATGGAGGATATTTTCAGATTATCGAAAGATACCGAGCTTACGGAAGAATTGCTGGAAAGGTTTATTATAAGAAATTTCAGAAAAACGGCAGAAAGATATATTAAGCTGGAAAAGGCTTATCGCAATGATTATGAAATCTTTCATATGCCGAAAAAAGCCAGTTATAAGCCGGATAATCGCATTGCCGTTAATTTTGCAAAATATATAACGGATACAATGAACGGCTTTTTTATAGGCATTCCTGTAAAGATAAGCACAGATGATGATAAGGTTAAAGAGTATGTCGAGTTTCTTGATGCTTATAACAATCAGGATGACCAGAATGCAGAGCTTTCCAAAATATGCAGTATGTTCGGCCGAGGGTATGAGATGTATTTTGTTGATGATGCTTCCAATATCGGTATTACATATCTTAATCCGATGGAGGCATTTATAATTTATGATGATTCCATACTGAAAAGACCGAGGTATTTTGTGCGGTACTATTTTGATGCGAATAATGTGCTGCAAGGCTCTGTAAGTGATGGAAGCATAATAAAATACTTTACAAAAAATCCATCTGTTAAATTTAATGGTGGTGAGAAGCGGCATGGCTTTGACGGCGTTCCGGCAGTGGAGTATGTTGAAAATGAGGAACGCATCGGCCTGTATGAAGGCGCTATGTCACAGATTAATGCGTATAATAAGGCAATCAGCGAAAAGGCAAATGATGTTGATTATTTTGCCGATGCTTATCTTAAAATACTTGGTGAAAAGCTTGATGAAAATTCTGCCAAAAATATTCGTTCAAATCGCATTATTAATTTTTCGGGAAGCGGCGCCGATAAGCTGGTTGTTGATTTCCTGCAGAAGCCGGATGCAGATAAAACACAGGAAAATCTTATAAACCGCCTTGAACAAAAAATATTTGCATCATCAATGGTTGCAAATATATCGGATGAGAATTTCGGCACACAATCAGGTATTGCTTTAAAATATAAACTGCTTTGCATGCGAAATCTTGCAAAGGCAAAGGAACGTAAGTTTATAGCAGGGTTCAATTTAAGATATAAGCTGATTTTTTCCAATCCGCTTTCGGGAATGAATAAAGAGGACTGGATGAAGCTTAAATTTACATTTACACCGAATTATCCTGCAAATTTGCTTGATGAGGCAGAAATAGCAGATAAATTATCAGGTGTTACATCAAAGAAAACGCAATTGTCTGTGTTGTCTGTTGTTGAAAATGTGGACGAAGAGCTTCAGAAAATAGAAAAGGAACAGGATGCAGCAGGCTATACTGCTGATTTTTCTTTGAATAGGACAAACGAAAATGAGTAGTTATTGGAAGGAAAGGCAAAAAGAGCTGTTATCCTCACTTGAACAGGATGAAAATGAATTGAAAAAGCGTTTGGCATCTGTTTATGAGGATGAATACAGTAAACTTGATCGTGAAATTGCCGCGTATTATCAGAAATACGGTGAAAACAATATTATTCAGTATCGTAAGCTTATGCAGACCCTGCCTGCAGAGGATGTTAAGCTGCTTATTGAGCAAATGGACGATTTTATAGCAAAATATCCGCAGTATGCGCATTTGGTACCCGTAAGAACATCCATATATAAACTGAATCGCTTGGAAGGACTGCAGTATTCCGTAAGAATGCATCAGCTGAATATCGGAGCGGTTAATCAAAACGAGATAGCAGAGCATTTAAACAGGCTCGCCTTAAAAAGTGCCAATGCTTCCATGGAGGCATTGGGCTTCGGAAAGAATTTTTATGCCATAAATTCAGATATAATCAGGCTGTTTGTTGATGTTCCGTGGTGCAACGGCACAAGCTTTTCCGAACGTATATGGACGGACTGCGAAAAGCTGGCAAATTATATTACAACGGATATCGCACAAGGCTTTGCCCGGGGCGAATCCTATGAAAGGCTTACAAAACAGCTTCGCACACGGTTTGAAAATGTTTCAAAAAAGGATGCTTATCGTTTGATTTATACCGAAGGCACATATGTTATGGCTGAAAGCTCCATGCAGCCGTTTACGAAGGATTTTGACGAATATCGCATATCAACTGCCGCAGACAGTAAAGTGTGCAGCATTTGCTCCTCAATAGCCAAAGAAAGGTTTAAGATAAAGGACCGCAGTCCGGGGGTGAATTTTCCTCCGTTTCACCCATGGTGCCGCTGCAGCTTTGAAATTGTTGTTGACGATTGGGATAAGTGGATGGATGATTATGTAAAACGGCATAAAACAGGCGGGAAAAAGATATTGAATAATTTATCGGATAATGATAAAATAAAAACATCCTCATTAAAGTTGAATTTACAGCTATTTGCTAAAAAAGCAGAAGATTATGCAACTGTTGTATTGCCAAAGGCGGAATATGCACATGTTATGTCTGAAATTGCAACAAATCTTACGGAAGCTCAAAGTAAAAAGCAAGTATTCAGTAAGCATATAGGTGATTACATTTACACTGTTGAAAATAAAGGCTTTGGAAATTATAGGGTGATTGATAAAATCAAGATAGGAGATTAATGTGAATAAAACAATAAAAATTAATCTTGAAAATGCATTAAGAAAAGTATTTGATGATGATGAATTTGTGATGTGTATTACAGCACACCTTACAACAAATGAAATTCGAAGGGCATTTATTAAGCATATAGAAGAAAACCCGGAAATAACATCTGAAGAGATAACATTGATGTCAATATCGGCACATAGAAATGAATTGTAGATTATTTATAAAGGGAGCAAAAGAATATGGATATGAATTCAAAAAAATCATCCCGTGAATTGTTTGAAAAAGCAGAGCCTTATAATGATGATGCTCCTGAAATGAGGCAATTTGACGGAGAAGATTTTTTTCGTATGTTAAAAACCGTGAAAAAGAAATTAGATGAAGGCAAATATAATAATTAAGCACTTTTGCAGTCGCCTGCAGAGTGCTTTTATTATGTTTATTTTTAGGGGGTGCATATATGAAATGTCCATATGCGGTTAATCGCATTCTTCAGACCAAAACAGAGATTGAATACGATAGTGAAAGCAGGGAGAATGCATCGGTTGTTACAACGATAAACAAGGCAGAGTTTCTTGATTGTTTAAAATGCGAATGCGGAGCATATAACGATAAGACAGGAAGGTGCGAATACAAAACGTAATTATGATAAACGTAACAAAAACAAAAAGCTGCATAATCGTAAACGGCCATGCAGGGTATGACGAACACGGCAGGGATATTGTTTGTGCTGCCGTTTCCGTGTTGGTATACAATCTGCAGAAAAGTATAGAAAAGCTCACAGAGGATGCTGTGGGCTTTTGTTATGCTCCCGGTGAGGCGGTTATATCCTTTGACAATATATCCGCAAAAGCCGAATTGTTAATAGATTCATTCATTGTCGGAATAGAAATGCTGGCTTGCAGCTATCCCGATAATGTGGAATTGACCAAGCATTAGTGTCATTAAACCTTATGGAATGTGCAGGCGTGGAACACTTGAAAAGCTACGGAATTAACAGTCAAGCATTGGGACTTAAAACTATGGAGGTAAAATTATGCAAAGAAAATTTATTAATCTTCAGCATTTCGCTGAAGAAACAGAACCGCAGGAAACAAAACCTGCCGGAAAAGACCCGGTTCAAACAAACGGCAGGGAAGAGAGTGAGCTGAAATACACGGATGAGGATGTAAACAAGCTGCTTGACAAGAAATTTGCAGAATGGCAGAGGAAAAAGGAAACGGAAATAAGCGAAGCTAAAAAGCTTGCAGAGATGAATGCGCAGCAGCAGGCAGAATACCAGCGGGATCAGCTTCAGAAGGAGCTTGATGAGCTGAAGCGTAAGGATGTGCTTGCCGAAATGTCTAAAACTGCAAGAAAAATGCTTTCTGACAGCGGCATAAACGTTTCCGACGAGCTTTTAACCGTTCTTGTAACGGCAGATGCGGAGAAAACAAAAAATGCCGTAAATGCTTTCGGTACGCTGTTTAAAGATGCGGTTAAAGCTGCGGTGGCCAAGGAGCTTAAAGGACCGATTCCGAAAACAGGTTCAAGCGGAAGTATTACCAAGGAGCAGATTATGTCTATTGAAGACAGAGCTGCAAGGCAAAAGGCAATTAATGAAAACATCGGATTATTTAAATAAAGAAAGGAAAATTTTTATGACTAAAACAAAAATAAATCTTCAGTTATTTGCTGCAGAAGCAAATTTAACGAAATCGGCAGACCTTGAGCCTGCAATTTCAATTGATCATACATCAAGAATCACAAGAACGCTGAAAACCTTCCGTGAGGTTCTCGGTATTACCGAAATGCAGAGAATGGCAGCAGGCACACAGATTAAAATTTATAAGGCGGAAAAAAAGAATTGGCCTGCACAGGTCGGCGAAGGTGAAACCATTCCGCTTACCAAAATTGAAAGAAAGCTTGCGAAAACCATTGAACTTACGCTTTCCAAGCATCGTAAATCAACCCCTGCAGAAGCCATTCAGAAGGTTGGATATAATAACGCTGTTAATGCAACGGATGAAGTGTTAATCAGAGAAATTCAAAAAGGTATTAAATCCGATTTCTTTACGCTTATTAACAGTGGTACCGGAACGGCATCCGGAACAAATTTCCAGACTGCCTGCGCAAATGCATGGGCAGAGCTTCAGATACTGTTTGAGGATGAGGATGTGAATGCCGTTTATTTTGTAAACAGCGTTGATGTTGCGGATTATCTCGGTAAGGCAAATATTACAATGCAAACAGCTTTCGGCCTTTCCTATATCAGCAATTTCCTCGGTCTCGGTACGGTAATTGTTTCGCCGAAGGTAACAGCAGGCAAGGTGGTGGCAACCGCTAAAGAAAATCTGTATGGCGCTTATATTCCCACAGACGGTGATGTGGCGGCAGCTTTCGGCATGACGTCGGATGAAACAGGGCTTATTATGATGAAGCATTCTGTTAAGGATGATAAGGCATCGCTTGAAACGATTGCCATGGACGGCGTTAAGTTTTATCCCGAAAGGCTTGACGGAGTTGTGATTTCGTCTATTACGCCGCCTGTAACATCGCCTTCAACATCACAGGAGAATGCTTCAGGGCAGAATGAAAGTCAGACGTAAGGTGATCATATGACTGTTTTAGAAAGGGTTAATCTGCTTCTTTCGGATGAAAAGTATAGTAAGGAGAGAATCGGGCAGTATATTGATATTGTTTCCGCAAGGCTTTGTATGCGTCTGGAGGAATCTGTTTTGCCGCCTGCATTTCAGTCTGTTTGTGCAGATGCCGTTGTTAAGATGCACAGAAGATATTGCTATGAGGGCATATCCTCGGAAAATGACGGCGGAATGTCTGTTTCCTTTGCTGATGATATTCTTGCGGAGTATGAAAGTGATATTCAGGCCTTCAAAGCCGGAAGCAAGGCGGTGCGGTTTATTTGAAATGGGAAAAATGCATTTTTATAGATAACACCGTTATCGGTCAGGATGAGCTGGGTAATGACATTACCGCAGACAAAGAGGTGCAGACAGCATTTTGCAGATTTGCGCCGTTTACGGAAACGGATTTGAAGCTTGAGGGCAGGGCTGTAACCAAAAACAGCCGCAAGGTGCTTGTAAGAAAGTCATTTAACGATGTTGTGCCTTGTGAAAAAATGAATATAAACGGTTTGTTGTATGAAATAAAGGAAAAATTTGCAGCGGGCCGTTTTTCTTTATTTTATGTTGAACGAATGGGGGCTGAATAATATGCCGTTTAAACTTGAATTTAATAAAGCAGAACTGACGGCACTTGCCAATGCCCTGAAAGCGCTTGATTCGGTGCGCTTCGATGCTGTTATTCTGAAAAATACAACGCAGATGTTAAACAGAGCAAAAAAAGAGCCTGGAGGAACTCCATTTAAATCGGGTGCACTTCGTGAGCATGCATATGCCCGAAAAGATGAAATGGGGTACACCATGGAATATGCGCCCCATGTTGAATACGGTCACAGAACACGTGACGGGGGTTTTGTGTACGGTCAGCATTTTCTGCAAAGAAATGTTGATACACAGCGCCCGATATTCAGAGAGGACCTTATTCAGGCCCTCAGAAAGGCTGGAAAATAATGTATGTTCAGTTAGGCTTGGTGGATTTGATTTCTGCCATTCAGAAGAAAATTGAGGCTGAAGCGAAATATAAATGCTATGATGCGGTGCCGAAGGATATTAAGCCACCGTATTATTTTGCGGAGGTTGTCAGCAAGCGGCCGGATCACACAAAAACAATGTGGCGTGATGTTTTTACTGTTTATATTCACGCTGTTGCAAAGCCGTCTGCATCGTCGGTGCAGGTTTATAAGATGATTAATGCCCTTGAAGAGGCGCTGACCGAAGATATAGAGCTTCCCGAGGGCTTTGACCTTGTAATGCAGACGAACGGCGGCATTCAGATTATAAAAACAGATGAAACAAACGAAAAGCACGCAGTAATTGCTTATGAATTTACTGTGTGCTACGGTTTTAAAACTAAGGTATAAAAAAAGCAGCACCGAATGAAGTGCTGTTGACATAGATATTTGAATACTGTATAATTTTGGTGGATAAAGGAAACTATCGAATACGGTAGGCGGTGAAATCTTGCCCTCGAAAGGGGGCTGAGCCTATGGAATATTTAACTTTAATTGTTATTATTCTTTTTGCAGCAACTGGCTACATAATGGCAATAAAAAAGAAGTAATCGCCTCGCCTAAAAGTTGATTACTTCTTTTTCAATCGACTTGGGGCATCACCGTCTATCCGACAAGCCCTTTATCTATCTTTATATTATCATATTCAAAAAAAATTGTCAACAGTGCTGCATGCGCTGTTTTTTTATTGCAATTTTATTATGAAAGGAAAACAATTATGAATGAAACAATGAACCTTCAGCATTTTTCGGGGGAAACACAAACCCCTTCCGCACCGAAATTTGATGGGGGCAAATACGGCAATCCGCTTGACATAGTTTCAACAGCTACTGCAGGTAAAAATATTATCGTATCCATATGGAATGCCGATGGCTCAACCCTTCTTGCGATTAAAGGTCAAAAAGGACTTAAAATCAATCGAAAGGCCGACAGTATTGATATATCTACTAAAGATACCGAAGGCGGTTGGAAGGCCAAACTTGCCGGGTTAAAGGAATGGGGATTGGATACTGACGGTATTTATGTTTTAAATGATGCAAGCCACAGAGCTTTATCAGCGGCTTTTGAAGATTCTTCCCCTGTTTTGATTAAGGTTACTAACAAGAAAACCAAATCGGATATGTTCGGCGGCCTTGCTTCAATTACGGATTATTCTTTTGAAGCGCCTTATGATGATGCTATGACATATTCACTGTCATTGGAAGGTATGGGGGCACTGGTGGATTTAACTGAAAATACGCAGGAGGGTAATGAATAATGGCTTATTATATTGAATATAACGATGCACAGTATGAATTGAAATTTAATCTTGAACGGCTTAAATTGATTGAGAATGCAATTAAAAAGCCGATTCTTTCCGTTTATGTTGAAAGGCAGGGTGCTTTTTCTATTGAGGAAATGGAAAAGATTTTTCAGATTTCATTAAAAGAGGTCGGCTCTGATTATTTTTGTTCAAATAAAGGAGCGAAAAATGTTTTTGAAGCGGTTATTCAGCAGGAAAACGGTTACAGAGATGTCAATAATTATATTGCACAGCGATTGCAGGAGAATTGCCCTTTTTTATTCCCGAAAGCCTGATAAAGCTTGAGTATTTCAGGCGGGATGAGCAGGATGATGATACAGATAATGATAATGCAGAGTTATATGCCGATGAGCGTGACTTTGCATTTTTTTGTACTCATTTTAATTATTCAAGGGCAGATTACAATGCATTAACACCTGTTGAAAAAGCACTTATTTTAAAGGCATATGAAAATAAGGTCGTACAGGAAACAACCTTTATCAGAAATGCCGTGCTCAATGCTTTTGTCAATGTAATGCGAAAAAGAGGAAAGCGTTTTATTGAGCTTTGGGAAAAGGCCGGTGAAAAGATTGACAAGGAGGCAATTGAAAATAATATTGCAATTGTTAAGCACGCCGGTGATAACAGTAATGTTAACTGGGTTGAAAAGATTTATAAAGGAGGGCAATAATAATGGCTGATTTTACATTGTCTGCAAAATTGGTCGGTGATAGTTCTTCCTTGCAAAAGGCCTGCGGCGGCGCCGTGAAAGCCTTTGGTGTTGCCGCATCTGCTATAGCGGGTGCTGCCGCTGCTGCTGTTGTAAAAATCGGAAAAGATAGTTTGAATGCCTATGCTGATTACGAACAGCTTACAGGTGGTATTGATACACTTTTCGGCGATGCTTACGACTCGGTAATGAAGAATGCGGATAATGCTTATAAGACAGCAGGCTTGTCTGCAAACAGTTATATGGAGCAGGTAACAAGCTTTTCAGCATCTTTGCTTCAGGCAACAGGCAAAGATACAGAAAAAGCAGCCGGTATTGCTGATATGGCAATGACGGATATGGCGGATAACGCCAATAAAATGGGCACAGCAATGGAAAGTATACAAAATGCTTACCAAGGATTTGCTAAGCAAAATTATACCATGCTCGACAATCTGAAACTTGGCTATGGCGGCACAAAAGAGGAAATGCAGCGCCTTCTTGGGGACGCGCAGAAGCTTACGGGTGTTAAATATGACATTAATAATCTTGCTGATGTATATTCGGCAATACATGCTGTTCAAGATGAATTAGGCATAACAGGTACAACAGCAAAAGAAGCAGCAACCACGATTCAAGGTTCAGTCGGTATGATGAAGGGCGCTTGGGATAATTTACTTGTTGGTGTTGCGGATGACAGTCAGAATTTTGATGTTCTTATGGATAATTTTGTTGATTCCGTTGTAACAGTCGGTCAGAATGTTATTCCGCGTGTTGAAGTTATACTTGGCGGCATGGGTAATTTACTCAGCGGATTTGTTGAAAATGTAATTCCTCTGCTTATTAATGAAATACCGGGCATTCTTGAAAGCGGATTGCCCACAATAGTTTCTGCCGGAAACACTTTAATAAGCAGCCTTACTGCCGTTTCTCCTCAAATTGTTGATGCAATAGTACAAGCACTTCCATTGATTATTGTTGGAATTTTAGGTTTTGTACCTGAATTACTTAATGCGGGCATTTTAATTTTAATGTCATTGATTGATGGTTTGGATACCATGGCTCCAAGTGTTTTTGATGCAATAATTGCGGTTGTTCTTCAGCTGGCGGCTTCAATAACCGAACCGGATATGCTTTCAACTTTTGTTATGTCAGCTGTAACATTGATTCTTACGCTTGCAAACGGAATTATTGATGCAGTCCCGCAGCTTCTTCCGGCAATACCGATTATTATAACAAATATTGTGCTTACTCTCATCAGTTTGACACCGGAGCTTATTCCCGTTGCTTTGAATTTGTTAACTGTTTTTGCTAAAGGTTTAATTACAGCTATTCCTATACTTGTAAATATGCTTCCCATTATATTTGACGCAATAATAAATGCATTTGAAAATGTGGATTGGGGACAGATAGGCAAGGATATTATTAACGGATTGATAAATGGTTTGAAATCAATGATTTCAAGTCTTGGAAATACTGTTTCAAATATTGCAAACGGTATTGCAAGCAGCTTTAAGTCATTCCTCGGAATTCATTCGCCGTCAACATTGTTTATGGAATACGGTGTTTATACAGGCGAGGGATATGCAATCGGCATTGATAAGAGTGCCGGGGAAATATACAAAGCATTTGATAATCTTGATTTGTCATATGAAGCAAGCAAATTACCGTCAGTTAACGATTTTGCTGTTTCGAATTTTTCAATGCCTTCAGGTGCGTATATCGTAACAGCTGATTATTCGGCACTCGGTGAATATATTGTTGCAGCAGTAACGGCACAGGGCAGGCAGCAGGCAGATGCGCTTGAAAAAGGTATCGGCAGTATGCGTATGGTAAGTGACGGAAGAGAAACTGCAAGATTTATGGCAAATCTGGGTTTTGTTAAAAAATAGGAGGTATTTATGAAGTTTTATTATGTTAATTCAAAAGGCAGACGAATAAATTTTTATGAATATCCTTTTATTATGCAGGAGGGAAATTTGCTGAATTATTCCTATTTGTATGATTCGGCAGCAGGTAGCAGACCAAAGCTGATTCATGTCAGAAAGGGAGTGGGCGAGCGCAGCTTTAAGCTTGCCCTTCTTCCGAGTATCGAAGCCGGATTGTCTTATGCCGAGCGCAGAAATATTCTTAAAGCAGCAGCTGACGAGCTTTTTGAAGTTTTCGAACAAGATACTGTTAATAATATAAACGGCGCTTTGTGGACGGATACAGGCTGTTATTTGCCCTGCAGGATACTTGCTTCGGATAAGGATAATAACGGGATATTAAACGGCTTGCCCTTTGCATTTGAAACATTTAAAGCAGTTTCGGATGTTAATGCATGGATAAAGCCTGTAACAAAATCGTTTTATGCCGGTTTGGGAATTACAGCCGAAAATGCAGATGCGGATTATCCGTATGATTATTCATATGATTATGCAGAAAGCAAAAGCGGTATAGATTATTTTACTACTTACCATTTTGCTGAATGTGATTTTAAAATGTTTATTTACGGCCCCGTCAGCAATCCGGTTGTTAATATTAATAATTATCCGTATACAGTGCACACCGGTGCCGAAAACGGAGAATACTTAATTATTGATTCCAAAGCCGGAACAGTTGAAAAGGTGCTTTTTTCAGGGGAACACATGAATGTATTTGATTTAAGAGGAAAAGAGCATTCTGTATTCAAAAAGCTTCCTTCAGGCGATTTAACGGTTACATGGAACGGCAATTTCGGCTTTGACATAACAGCTTATATTGAAAGGAGCGAGCCGTTATGGAGCTGATACTTACAGATGTTGACGGAATAGATATAAGATATCTTGACTTTATTAAAGCTGATTTCGATATTGGCGGGGATAACGATTTTGAAATAATTGTTAATGCCGATGAGTGGAAGGATGATGTTCGGTTCGGTGCAAGAGTATATGTGCCGAATACAGAATACGGCGGTATTATAGGCGAACTGGAAACCAATACCGCAGATAACACGGTAACGCTTCGCGGTTTTACATGGCGGGGGTTGCTTCAAAAAAAAATCATTATTCCGCCTGCCAATCAGGCTTATAAAACGGTAAGCGGTGATCTGGCTGTTAATTTGTCAAATACTATTGCAAACAGCTTTGACGGAATTATTAAGGCAGATACGAATCCGATCGGTATAAGTCTGACTTACAGTTATGACCGTTACACCGATATGCTTTCAGGCTTAAGCAAAATGCTTTTGCAAAAAAACTATAAGCTGAAAATGGAATACAAGCAGAAGGAAGAGGGCGCAGCAGGATTTGTATTAATTTCTGCTGTGCCTGTTATTGATTATTCGGATAAGATTGAATTATCGCAGGACAGCAGAATGGATTTTATTATGAAATTCAAAAAGAATGTGGTTAATCATCTTATTGTGCTTGGCAGCGGCGAGCTTGAAAACCGAAATGTTTTAAATCTTTATCTTCACCCGGACGGAAGCATTAAGAAATACCCTTATTATTCGGGGATAGAGGAAATTGCAGAGGTGTATGAATACACAGGCAGTGAGGATTTGGAAAATGACGGTATAGCGCATTTTAAGGAGCTGATTGAAACAACAGCAGTATCTATGGATATAGCAGCACTTGATATTGCTGTTGCCGTTGGTGATATAGTCGGCGGCAGGGATTATATCACAGGACTCAGCGCCAAAAAACCGCTTGCTTCCATTGTAGTTACCGATAACGGTATAACAAGTATTGAATATCGTTTGGCGGAATAAAAGGAGATTTAAGTTATGAATATTATTACAGGTAAAACAGGAGAACCGCATGTTACGGCGCAACAGGACAGGGAAATTAATCAGGCTATTTTTGGCAAGGGAAATTCTGTTTTAAATATTGGTTCTTGTTTTGCAGCAGAACAGACGGGGAGCGGAAACACAATTCGTATTAAGGATGGATTATTGATGCTTCAGGGAACGGCCGCTTCTATTGACAGCGGGGCGTATGACGAGGTTACAATTGCAAACGGTTCGCAGGGAATAAGGCGAACAGATTATATTTGTGCAAAATACAGCCGCAATACATCAACAGGTACGGAGAGTATGACACTTGCCGTGCTTCAGGGGGATTCAAACGGAAATCCGCCGGAGGTTTCCGAAGGCATTATCAGAGAGGGTGCAGCTATTGCATATTTTCCTCTTTATGCCGTTAAATTAAATGGTGTTAATATTGGCGCACCGGAACAGCTTTTTACTATCGGCGATAAAAAAATTCTTTTCAAAGGCCCGATACAGATGGGTAGTGGTGTAAAAATCAACTTGTCGGAGGCAGTAAGCAAGCAGCGAACAGGTATTGTGTTGGTGTGGTCGCCGTATGTTGATAATACGAATATTCACTGTCAGTTCATCAAAAAGGAAGCTGTGACATTCTTCCCGGAAACAACACATTCAACCTTTTTGTGCAACACGGCTTTTACCAAGGTGGCCGCCAAAAGCGTTTATGTACATGATAACTGTATTTTGGGCAATCCGTATAATACGGCATCCGGTACCGCATCGGGTATTACATATAATAACGCAGATTATACTTTACGATATGTTTTGGGGTATTGAGTATGAATGTGGAATTTACAGGAAACGAAACAGCGGATGTAACAGCGTATCGGTATGATTATGGGCAGCAGCTTGTAATTAAAGGCCTTGATTTGCAGAACGGCTTTGAGGTGCATTATGAAAGCGGTACCGAAAGCCCGGAAATCAGGAAAGGTACGGTGGATGAAAACAGTGTCGGAACAGTTGCCGTTCCCGATATAACGCTGCAGCTGCCGTATGATTCGGTTAAAGCTTGGGTGTATATTAAAACACCCGATTCGGGTACTACAATCAGAACACTGAACATTCATATTATTAAGCGTGAAAAGCCCCCTGACAGCCCGTCAGTTGAAGATTATCCGCAGATTAAAGCATATGCCGATTATGTTAAAGAAAATGCCGAAAAGGTTACCTATGCCGAAGCAGCGGCAGATAAGATTAAGGCCGATGCAGCAGCAGGCTTGTTCAACGGAGCTGACGGCCCGCCCGGACCGCCGGGCATACAGGGCCCTCCGGGACAGGACGGCGCACCGGGAAAAAACGGCAAGGACGGTGTGCAGATGTACATAGCCACCACCGAGGAGGAGCTGGGCGCCGTGTTGGAGGAAGCCATGGCAGCTTTTGCGGTCGGCTATGCGCTCAGCATTATCACAACGGATGCCGTTATGAACGGCAGCGGGCACAGTGATGATGATTTGCTGCAGCTCTATGTGCTGGACAGCGGCACAGGCAATCCCGATGATGCGCTCATACTGGCAAGCCATATTGTGGATGGTGATTTGTATGCGTTTGTCAAGGGCATTAAGCCCGAGAAATACGGCGAATATATCAAGTCTTATCCTATGCTTGATGATTTCAGCGCCGACCTATCACAACAAAAGGTTTCCAAGGTCAGAATGATTGTTAAGCCTGATAATCTGGTTTTAAACGGCACGGGCAGTCATGCCATAGCGCTTAAGCTGAATAAATACACCTTTTCCGTGTTTGAAACGGATGCTTCCGTGTATGATTTGGGCTATCTGGATATCGAAGCCGAAACGCTGGACAGTCAGTTCATTCTTGTGCATGCAAGGTTATACGATTTGGGCGGCAGTCTGCTTAAGGAAACACAGCTGTTTACGGCCGCTGCCGTGCTGAACAGGTATATAACCAATATCGGGCTGCAGTTTAAGGGCTTTTCAACAAGCGGCAAAACCTACAGAATGGTATATATGGCAGGGGGAAACTGAAATGAAATTATTTGAAAATGGTAAATTTGTTGAATTACCAAAAGAGCACAAAATCTATCAGCTGATACAAGCTGCAAGAAATAAGCTGAAAGCGGCGCAGGAGGCAAAGGATGAGTGATACGGTAATAGTTGCCATTGTGTCCTTGGTGGGCACACTGGCGGGAACGTTCGGCGGTATTCTTACATCGTCAAAGCTGACGGCTTACCGCATAAAGCAGCTGGAGCAGAAGGTGGATAAGCATAACAATTTTGCGGAAAGAATACCCGTAATTGAAGAAAAAATCAAGGTAGTCAATCATCGTGTGGATGATTTGGAACATACAAAATAAAAAAACACCGCAGAAACGGTGCTGTTGACAGGGATAATTGAATATTGTATAATTCTGATTGGTAGATAAGGCGGCCGTTAAAACGGTAGGCGGTTGGCTCTCTGAATGAACAGAGGGCAATGCCCTCTAATTCATTTTAGGGGGTGATGCTATGGAATATTTTGCATTTGTTGTAATAATTCTGATTGTTGCTACAGGCTACATAACAAGCATAAAAAAAATAACCGCCCCAGCCACCAACTGATACGGTTATTTTTAACATATCATAGAGGCTAACCGTCTATCCGGTGTAAGCCCTTATCTACTGTTATACTATCATATTCAACCCTTTTTGTCAACAGTGCCGCAGTGCACTGTTTTTTGTTTCGAAAAAAAACGGAGGAATGAAATATGAAATTTACAAAAGAAACAGCCAGAAGAATGGCAAGAACCTTTTTACAGGCAGCAGCTGCATATATTGCAGTCAACCTTGTTGCGGTTGATTTTTCAAGCGGCAAAGAGGTTGTGAAATCAGCCTTAATCGGTCTCGGTATCTCTGCCGTATCGGCAGGGCTTGCCGCCGTAATGAATCTGGAAAAGGGGGATAAGAACAATGACGTTCAGCGAATTCCTGAATAAATATAAGGTCGGAAAATCTTATGCCTACAACGGTACATATAAAGGCGAGTGCGTAAGCCTTGTCAAATGCTTTATTAAAGAGGTTTTGGGAACAATGCCTAAAAGCATCGGCAATGCCAAGGATTACTGGAGCAAACGCAATACAGCGTATATACAAAGCCTTTTCATACCGATTGCAAATACACCTGATTTTGTACCGCAAAAAGGGGATGTGTTTGTTCGGACAAGCGGCACATACGGCCACATCGGCATTGTGCTTGAAGCAACAACGGATTATTTTTACACCATTGAGCAGAATTACAACGGCTGCAGAACGGTGAAAAACATCAGGCACACCGATTGGAAGAATATTAACTTCTTAAGACCGAAAAATCAGCAGAATATAAATGACCGTTTTACAATCGGCAGCTTATACACCCTTACAAGCAATGTAAAAATCAGAACAGGTGCGGGAACTGATTATCGTAACAAGAAAATCAGCGAGATTAACGCTGCAGGTCAGAAGCGCTGCACAAGCACAAGAAACAATGATTATGCCGTGCTCAGAAAGGGCATAGAGATTAAGCCGCTGAGCCTTAAAACTATTGGCGGTGATATCTGGGCACAAATTCAGAACGGCTGGATTTGCCTGAAATATAACGGTAATTACTATGCGAAATAAGCAGTGAAAGGATAGAAAGTATGGAAAATGCGGTTAAAATGAAAATTCAGGTTTCGGATGAAAACAAGTACAATTCCGTCAATGTTCGTTCAGCTGACGGTGACATTATCGGTATAATTAAAAATGGTGCCAGAGTGGATGTGTTTGGTTACTCCGCCGATAATGAACGTACTATGGTAAGAGGCACACAAATGGGTACGCGCAGGAAAATTAAAGGATCTGTGCTTACGCGTTGTTTAAAGAAAATTGAATAAGTTATAATATAAGCCCTCTTTCCTTAATAGGATTGAGGGCTTATATTTATTTGTTGTATGTTAAAATTTTTTCGATTATTAAATTTTTACACCATTCAGGGCAATTGCGGCGTTCGGCTTCCCAATCTTCAATCGTTCTTTTTGGTATTCCGAGCCAATCTGATAAGGCTTGTTGCGTTAAACCTGCTTTTTTTCGTGCTTCCTTTATTGTCATTATTTAGCTTCCTTCCTTAATCTGATTGCCATAATTAAAGCAGCTGTAGCCATTATTGCTGAAATAAAAAGTGCAATAATTCTGAATTCAGAAAAGACAGTAAAAGCTAATACGCAACTGACACAGGCACAGATAATTAATAAGAGTATTGATTTTTTCATAATAATATATTATACTAAAGACACAGGGTCAGGGGAGTTTCCTCCCCGTTCCCTTTACCGCTTCTTTTTGCGTTTGGAGTGCTTTTTAGGAGCGGGTTTCTTTTTGTCCTGAATTAATATGTGCAGTGTGATTGTTGCTATTATATTTGACCATATTGTCAGGACAATTTCTATTATGTCTTTGGCATTCGTTATTCTCACCTCCTTACTACATTTACATTATACCACGCATTGCGTGACATGTCAAGGATTTTTTGAAAAAAATTGATGATTTTTATAAAAAAACTCTCTTTCTCAAATGAGATAGAGAGCTTTTCTTTTTATTGTGATAGAATAAATCTATGCTGTCGCAGAATATTTGGAGGAAAAAATATATGTTCAACATTTTTATTGATAATTTTACAAACTGGCTTAAGAAATATTCAACCGTAAGAATGATGCGCAGCAGAGCCTTTGCGGAATATAAGATAGATTCACTGCTGAAAAGCGAAGCGGAAGGTTACATAATGGAAGAGAACGATAGAACCTTTACGGCAATATACGAATACGCTTTCACTGTTTCACCGAAGCACAGCACGGATAATAAACCACACACCTTAAGATTTGATGTTAAGGTTCTTGGGTTGAAGGGCAATGTTACCGCAAATGATTATGAAATTGAGGACTACATGGAGCTTGAATACATCATCAAATGA